GAGGTATAAGTGGAAACGCCGGGGCAATTCCATCTGACATAGAAATATTAGGTCTTCCGTCCGATAATTTATACTTATCTGGAACAGGTTTAAGGCCTCTTTTTTTCTGACTGCCTACTTTAAAATCTAATTTATGAGCCATTTTAATTTACTCCTTTTATTTTTTTTTTAATTAAAGTAACCTTGAAGAACTTTCTGCGTGTCTGTTGCAGGTTTTTCTTCATTGTCACCAGAAGGATTATCTTCTACTAAAGTTTCTTTTTCCAAGGATACGCTAGGCTTACGTGTAAAGAGCTCTTTGACTTTTGTAATTAAGTCTGAGTGAAGGCTTTTTAGCTCATCTTTACTTTTTGTACCTAGAGATTCTCTATACTTCGTAGAAGACCCTTCGATATCTTCTTGATTTATTTCAGAAGTTTTTAAAGAAAGAGCACATGATACAATAGAATCTACTAAAATACCAGTGCTATCATCTTTTTCTTCTTCCTTTTTTTGTTCTTCTGAATCTTGTTTTTCTAAATTTTCAGAATTTTCTTCTTCAGAATTTTCCTTTGAATTCGTTTTAATAGCTTCCTTTATAAGAGAGTCAATGTACTGTTGCATACCAGGTATACTGAGAGCAGCAGCTACATCTTCTACAACTTTTTCTTCCATATTTTCATCTTCCTCTTTTTTAGGTTCTTCTGAATTTTCAATTTTTTGTTCTTTATCGATATTAATAGTACTCACGGACTCCTTAAAGGCTTCCTTAACTTCTTCAGAAACATCAGAATTTTTGATAACACCATCAACTCTCTCAAGCTTTTCTTTAGATGCATCTTTTAATGTATCTGAAACTTCAGTCACTATTTCTTTATCTAATTTCATATCAATCTCCTTTAAGTTATGTCAATCGATTAATTAGTTATAATTTTTTATCATTATCTACAATTTTTTATAGCAGTTAATAATTTCTTTACTTCATAATCGTTAAAAACTATCTCGTTTTCTGAATCCCCAGGTTTAACTAAGGTATGGGAATGACAATTGTGATTAGACCCTGGTTCCATTCCATCTTCACAATACTCTTGTATTTCAAATTCTTCTATCTCATGCGAATGATCAGCTGAAGTATTTGCTATACCATTACCTTTATCATCAACTATACAGTTATGTCTATGCCCATTAATTTCAGAAGTGATATTATCTAAAACGTCTTCTTTTTTATCTTTCTTCTTTTCTTCAGGTGGAGCTGGTTTAAGTTTTCTATCTTTTTTCTTACCAGGATTTAGCTTGGTAGCATCTTCAACCTCTTCCTCTAATTCTTTTTCTTCTGTATTTTTAAATATTAAACCTTTTTGTTCTATATATGCTTCTTTATCTTTTTTAACTGACTCCCAGAGAACCCTATTAGCTACCTGAGTTTCAGTAAAGGAAATATCTGTAACATAAGATACGTCATTATCAGCAAACACCATACTATTATGTTTTAAATTCTTTTGATCCCTATCTACAACTGGATCCTCGCCATCTAACATTGCTAATTGCACACCTGTAATCTGAGCAGCTGTTTTTCCATCATTATCAGCAGGAGTGTTTACTACTGAAACTTCTTTATAATCCATAGCTCCTATTTTCCAAAAACAAAGTTTACTGTTTTCATCTTCGTCCTCATACACTCTACCCCTCATATGTCCACAAAACTCATCAGTATTAAGGTTAGTATTACAAACTGAACAAATTGTAAAATTATAATCTGCATCTGCATCCGTCATAGGACTACCGTGAGTAGAAACAGTAAGGTACCGTCCATCCACTATCTTTCCTATTGCTTCTGTATCAGTAACCTTAACATCTAATTGTGTATAACCTTTACCATCATTTGTATCTATAAATCTAGCTGCAGTTACTCTACCCATTGGTTCGCTTTCCATATCATGATTCTTAAGTAAAGGTTTACCATACGGTTTTGTCCATGAATCTCGTTCAACAGAATACTTCATGGCTTTAGGGTCATAGAAGAAACCATTTTTATTTCTATAACCTGCATGAGTAGCATCTATAGTTATTATAATTGATTTTGGAGTTTGTTCAGCAGAGTTCCAATGGTAATCAACTGTATGCTCTTGTTCATCTGAAAAAGGCTGTAAAAATTTATTCATATGACTCCTCATGTAATAGTTCTGGAAACTGATCAACACTTTTTGATAGACTCTTGCATCTAGGGCATTTAATCTCAGCATTGCTTCCAGGAATTACCCTAGCCAGTAGCTTGTTACACACAGTGGGGGTTCCCCATCTCTCTGATTTTTTGTTGTCTATATATTGGCATCTAAGTTCTACAAGTTTGGCCGGTACGCAGTTTGCTCTTATATTTACATTAGGGCATCCTCGTCTTTGGCATTTTATCTCCATTGCAAATGGATCTTCTTGATCTGTGTACTTACACAGAAGAGAACCACATTCACATCTAAAACTAATATTAAAATCATTCATTAACTACGGTTTCCTCTAGTGCAGCAAAAATACTACTTATAGCTTCATCATTTGTTAAACTATTATCTGCTAAATAATGCTGTAAAAGTATCTCAATTACAGTTATGTCATACATACCCAATTTTGAATTCTTCAATGTATGAATAATTTTCTTCTTATCGTCTTTAACTTTTAGCATATTATTCCATAAAGAAGAATAGTCATCCTTTTTAATTTTTGGTTTTACTAAAGCTTTACCGTGTTGATTAGCGGGTTGTGCTATATTACTAGCCTGTCTTATTGCAGCATCAGCTGAAGCATCAGCTTGTGCTTTAGCTAAAGGAATTTGAACAGTATTAATATACATATTTTCTCTAAAATCATCTGAAATAATATCTCTTCCCAGTTCTTTTCTAAGCTCATCTTCAGTAATCGTATTATTAATAAATAGATTTAGGTGGTGAGCTTCTCTTGTTATTTTTTCTTGGATAGAAACTTCAGGGATAGACAAGTACACCATATTTTCGTCAGTAAGAGTACTTTCAGAGTACCCTCCTTCATATAATAACTCCTTAATAATATGATGCTCTATATTATATTTTAATATACGTTGATATTTAGCAGATGTCATTTGCATTTCAGAAGTAACAACTTGAGCAGTTGCCCGATTAGAAGTAGAACTTTTACCCATAGCAACATCTGACATTCCTAGACCTGCTAAAACTCTTTCTCTAAAATATTCAATACTAGAATTAAGTATATTGTTGGCACTTGTTGCTTGAGCTATCTCGTCAATAACTACTCTCTCATTTGTAACTATTACACCATCTCCACTAGCTGACCGAATAGTAGATGCTAAGTCATCTACCTGATCCTGAGTTCCTGGAATCTCTTTGCTGCCCACCTTTCCGTGCAACTTAGGAATCGCTACTTTGATTGACTCTATAAGAGCTAGTTCCTCTAACTCTCTAAGTGCCTCCATATCCGCCAATACTGGAACAGACATTGGCATAGCAAAAAAGTATTTAGCACAAGAAGCTGTCATATCTTTAATATGAATTACATTATAGGAGGGCCAAGATGGACCTCCTTCTTGTGGATTATTAATACTGGTCTCTCCATAGTGAGTTCGTAAATAGCCAAATTTGTTCTTAAGATTGGGTTGAGGAGATTGTTTCCATCGGATAACATTTCCATATTTATCTTTATCTACTTCTACAGTACCGGGATCCAGCACTTCATAAGCTGCAACTGGAACTCTATTCATCCCATCAAATGTAACTCTTGTAGAGCCTCCAGATGCTTTTCTATTTCGTCTCTTGACAATGAAAACATTAGAAAATAGCACTAAATTAAAAGAAAGTTCATCGAAAAACTGGGAAGTAGTCTTATCTATAACAAGCTCCATTTGTTTAAATCGTTTTCGTATATATTCAACCGTACTTGGATTACTTCCTACGAATTCCCAGCTATGTTTTCTAATTTGTTCTACATACTTTTCGACAGATCTCCTAAATAGAGATTCGTTTTGAAAAGCAACTTCTATTTTGGAAAAATCCCAGTCAGGAGCTACAAAAGTTCCTCTAGGACCTGCACCAAAGACTTGAACCAATGTGCCTTTTAAAGATAATAAAATATTAGATATCCCTGAACTTTTAATTGTGTCACTTTTAACCACCTGGGATGTAATTGACAAATTTCTTTTATCAATTACATCTTGAACTTTTTGTTCTGTGGATTTATTTTTTTTCCTAGTCCATGGAAATTTGAAATAATCTCTTAAAGCCATTATATTTTTATTCCTAATTCTGTTAGTAGAGAAGCAACATGTTCCCTTTGTTTTTTATTTAAACTACCTAAACAAGATCCTTTTTTTGCATTAGAAGCCGCTATAGCTGCTGCCTCAGGGTTAAGTCCTAAATACGAATTAAAGAAGCTGGATATTTCCCCTTCATCCTTTAAAACTAAAAGACGTAAAGGATCTATACCCTCTCCAGTTATGTCAATTCTTTCAGAATAAGCTTTGTTAGGGCTATAGCCTAATGACATTTTTGCCTCATCAGATAAAGTCTCCTCAGGCGTATACCCAGGAAACAAAGGAGAAAAAGAGGAAAATAAATCAGAACCTCCTGTTCCATCACCAGTTCCGTCTCCGTCTCCGTCACCAGTTCCATCTCCTAATCCACTAGTATCTTCTACACATGTACCTGTAGTAGTATCACATACCTGTCCCTCTGGACAACCACCCGGACACTCTATTACAAGCGATGCATCCTGGCACATACCATTAACACAAATATTAGGAGGTACACAGGAAATATTGCCACACGTAATTTGACAAGTACCTGTTTCTATATCACACTTTTGACCAAAGGGACACATAACTGTATCAACAGCTGGACCACCATCAGGGCCAAAAGGAGGGCAGGGAACACAGCTTAAGCCACAGTTACTAACACATAAGTACCAAGATATTTGTTGAATAGATCCATCTGGGAAATGACAGTCAACCAGTTTTTCTGCAAATGCTCCTGTATCTAAACCTGTACCATATTGGTCCTTTCCGGACATATCAGAAACATCATTTATATCATATTTATTACAAATCATTAAACCTTCTGTATTTAAAGTTAATAACCAATCTATAATCTCTATAGCCCCTTTTATTAAATGAGTACCAAAACCAACTTTTGCACCTTGTTCCATACTAAATAAATTAGTGTTGGTTTTAAGAGCCTTCTGTTTAAAGTACAACATAATCCTCTGGAACAACGATGACACAGTGGTAAATATAGAATTCTGTCCTATCAATGAACGTATTAACATTATCATTACCTGCTCTAAAGGCAAACATCTAAGAGCCGCAATCAAAGCCTGCCACTCTTCCTCGGACGAAGTCCATACTTCTCCTGCCTCCTCACATGGTGTCTTCTTATTATAATTGGAATTACTACACGAACCTGCTCCCTCCTCTATTTTTTTCTTAGCCAAATCCATTTGTCTTTTAATTTCCTCTTGGACCCATTGCTCTATCATTTTAGTTGTAGCAGACTGTGCTTCTCTTAAATTCGCAGCCATTGCCATGTATAACATATTAGTAATCATTGCAATTAAATTAAACATAAGGGGCTCTAGCGATGCTTTAAAAGTACTCAACATCATATTAAGTAAAAACTCTAGCATTATTTTTGTGGCTCTTAGCGTCGTTTTTTGGGCCTCAAGAAACTCGGAAATGGTGACATCTTTCCACTCTCCTTCTACTCCCCCTACCCACATTTTTACTTTATGAGTATCCCATGTTACTGCTTCTTTTGTTTTAGGGTTAGCGTCTAAGAAAGCCATAAAAATACAACAAAGAGCTTCTTCTTCTAATGTTTTCTCAACAAATACATTTGCGGAATCTACTAAACCTGCTTTAAAAGTTAGCATATAGTCTTTCTGGCCCGCTCTTGTACTCTCTCTTATTATATCAAACATATCAACTAGTAGGTTATCTCCAGATGCTGGATCAGTGGGGGAATAATATTGTGCAAGATGCATTGGATCTGGTAAAAATTGTTCCGCACTCTTAGTATCACTCATATCAGCATTTTTATCTGTTACAGCTAATGCTAAAATTCGTTCATATTCATGGGTATTTAATTTATTTCTAAAATATAATTTTATTGGTTTATCTTTTCCCCAAGTCAATTTACTTACCTCAAAGGAGATTAAAGCTTTTGGGCGTTTCATAAAACCTTTATGAGTTACTCCTATGTATTTTATGTCACCTTGGTTAATATTCCAAGAAGCACCATTATCTTCGCAATCTTTCTTATTTTCATATTGATCATCAGCACACCCTCCACCAAATTCTACAGTCTCTGTGCCGGAAGGAGGTTTCTTCTTTTTAAGACCATCCCTTGGAACCAATGCCATATCGTTTAATTCATCATAAGATACTTCAATAAATTCTGCCTCTTTAAGTCCTCTTACTGTATCTGCTGATATTTCAATATACTTCTTTTTAACATACAAAGTAGGATTGGATCGTATAGGAGCATCATCTCCTGAAGTTTGTCTTCGAAACCATGTGGACAATGCTTTTAATTCTGCACTTAATGCACTGGATAGTCCTCCGTTTTGACCTATATTTAAAACTGCCATTGCTGCATCAGGGATAACATTAGTAGTCCACTTACTACCTGCAGCCTCACATTCTTCTTGTATTTTATATTTTTTGTTTCTACAAAATCCAGGGTAGTTTACATTATAGGACCGATCTAAATCCTTTAAAAACGTATCTAAATTATCTTCTGCTGCTTTGGCTATTTCGTCAAATAGTGTTGACATATTAAAATCTCCGTCCCTTTCTTCTATCATTTATCTTAGATCTACTTAGATGCCTAAAACTTCTTTTACTTTCTGAAGCCTTTGACATTCTTTCGTTTGTTTCAAGATCTAAATCTGGCGGTTCTCCTCGTAAATAATTACCATGTGCAAAAACAGGCATTCCGTCCTGATAATAAACAGGAACAGGCCCTCTTATATCAGACATTTCTCTTCTCCATCCCGGTATAGCAGTAGTTAATGGTAAACCTTCTTCAACTAATTCAGCTGATACATCAGATTCTCTTTTTAAGAATATTGAATTATTCATCATCCACCCATGCGTTGCCAAAAGAAACGCATCAAGTCTATGGTCTAACCCACCTTTTACTGTTGATGCGTAAACCTCACCAGTTTTTCCAATTCTATCTACTATATAACCGCGCATTTGTCCAATTAACCTAGTTTCTTCGTCTTCCATTACAGCTCCAGTTTTATCCACAGCAGGTATAATATATTTTCCAGTTTCGTTTAATAATTGAGCATTCTTAACCATAACATTTTTTGTTAAAGATTTGCTGGCTATGCCTGTTACTTTATCTATAATTTCAGTATTACCTCCCATATCTACTGCTGTCATTTTATCTATCATATGCTTCAGTCCCGTACACTTGGTACCCATAGGACCTTTTCCTTTTTCTAGGGAAAGTCTTAACTGTTCATAATTTGACTCCCCATGACCTTTATCAAAAGCCATATAAGAAAAGCTTATTTTCTTCATCATTTTTAATATAAATTCTACTGCTCCTAAATTAGTATACTCAGCTGACTCAATATTATCGGCAAAATATAGTCGTAGTACACCTGATTTAGTAACAGGATCAATTGTTCCTCCACTAGCTACTTCCCACATCCCGGCGTTAAATGGGACTATTAACTCCGGGTCCATCAAGTACTCCAAAACTACTGCCTGTACTCCATGTACAGATTCGTTCCAATCTACTCCAAGCATATAATGATTATTAGGATTATATTTTAAATCTGAATAATTATAAACATACAAATTAGAATCTATATGATTATTTTTAAAAACACCTTCAGCAGGGCTTCCAAATTCTGCTAAATACTCTCTTTCAAACTGAGATAATGTTGTTACTGCTTTTATATCCCGTTCCATATCTGAGGTCCATTGCGGACTTAGCATAGACGTATAATGGTGTTCACTATACGACATAGATTTGGCATTTTTACTTACCTGATAAAAAAACTCTCTTCTACCTGACGGAGTTCCAGAAACAGTTAATGTAGTATCAGTAAAACTAGTTGAAATAGGTAAAACTGCCTCAATTAACATATCATTTGGTATAGAATCTACTTCATCAATATACATATCGTGAGCAGAATTATGAACTAAAAATCCACCAGAATGCACACCACTAACTTTATATCCTGATTTATTTTCATCAACTTCATTAAATGCTATGAAGTTATGATGTGGAGCAACTGTCATATCATAAGTCTCTGATTTTCCTACTCTTTTAACTTGTTTAACTCTAGCCCAATATAGCTCTCCAGTTGGATGTACGACTCCAATAAATTCTCCGGTACCGTCCAGTTCAGCTGTTTTTATTTCATTTAAAGGTGTCCATCCCTTATAGGCTAATGCTAATTTATGATTCTCTGTACATCTAATCTTCCTATCCGTAGTCGTAATAAGTTCATAAATATCCTGAACTCCATTCTTATGAATATCAGTTACTTTCCCATAAAACATTTCAGGTTCGCCTTCATCATCTTGTTTAATTGATTTCACAAAATCCCCAACCTTTATCTCTGAAATCTGTTTTGCCTCCAAATCCCACATTATAACTCTAGTGTTTCCGGGAAAACATTTACCACGAACAGAATTGTTACCAACAAATCCCATTATAATGGATCCGTTACTAAATCTAATTTCCCAAGGTCTCATTCGGGTTCGTTCTATGGACAGGGAAACCTCAGGAGAATCTTTTACCATCCTCCCAATCAAATCAAATATAGTTTGAATCTGAGAATCAAAGCCTGCTACTAATAAAACTTGCCTATCCGCATTAGTGTATGCTTTCCAAATAGCTTCTATACCAATAACCACCGTTTTACCTGTTCTTCTTCCAAGTCTAAGAATTCGTTTAAGACTCATGTCTTTCAATATAGCTCTCTGATAAGGTCTTAGTATTAAAGGTTTAGTCGGATCTGAAGGAGACCGTAGGTATGCCTCTGCAAAATAAGCAGGATCAGCTAAAAGCTTAGCTTCTATAAGTTCATCTTCTGTTAATTTTAAATTTTGCACAAAATGCTTCCTATTAACAAATTATCAATCTCACTTTCTATTTTAATAGCTTCAGTTGATTCTATACGCTCTATAGGCGTTATTACTTCGTGTCTAGTTATCTTATCAGTAACGTTATTCAAAATCAAACTCCCGCTCTTTACAGAAGATCGATGCCCAAGAACCTTTCCATTAATATCAATTCCTACACGAGAACATAACATAATAAGAAAATCTTTGCTATCTTCATCCATATGCTTAATACGATTACACTTAGTTAAGTATGTGAAGACTCTGGACAATGATTTATCTGTTAGTTCTGATAAAAAATGGGGAAATGTTTGTGTGAAGTACCTATGTTGATTAGGTATAGTGTGTTGCTTAAAAAGAATTGAACTACATAAATAACTTATATCTTTTTTATTAAGCGTTACCTGTCCAAACACGGGTAGCTTTGTACACACTAATGTTCGTAACCAGTAATGTATTTTTCTGTAATTATCTACAAATGCCGAGCTTAAATCTATAAAGTGCTTACCTAGTGACCTGATTACTTTTGTATCTTCAGCTACGCTTAGGGTTCTTCCGTGTGATGTAGAGTATTTAAAAAGAGAAGAACACTTAACATTTGATATTTTAAAGTTATTCGTAGATTTAAATCCAGTAGTAGTTAAATAAAAAAGAGGATGGTCGTTATCTAATTCACCCGCTTTGAGAACTTTACCGCTTTTATTAATAAGTAACTGATTTTTAGATACAACTATCTGCCCCACGGCTTTCTCTTTCGTACTCTACGGCGTTCACTTGGTTTAACAAAATGCTGTCTTTCATATATTTCTAAATCTACACCTTCTATTATATAAGCTTTTTTGAATCTCCTCATTAAAGATTCAAAGGATTCCTTTTTTTTCCTTATAACTATTACAGCCATGGTTACCTCGAATGATGATATTGAGCTTCATTTCCATACATTCTATTTGCTGGATTTATTTTTGAAGCATAACTTGCTCTTATTGCTCTTTGTCTCTCGGTTGCAGCTCCGTCACTTAGAAGAGCTGTAGGAATTCGACCTCTACCCATATTAGGTTTATTTATTTCATCCAAGTAAGTCATAATGGATGTTGCTGCTTCTCCCATGCCAGCTATTGAAGTCTTAAAGGCCCATCCACCTGCTAAGGCACCAATTTGATAAATAGTATACAAACTATAAGCACCACTAGCAACGCTTAAGGCTTTACCTGCCAACCCTCCTGCTATTGTTACCCCCGTAGCAGCTGCTAAGGGAGATATAGCAAGCGAACCTTTCCCTCCTACTTTTTTTAAAGCTGTTCCAACAATTTTACTCTTGTTATCGCCTAATATCTTTGTTGATAAATTACCAGCAGCCTTTTCTGCAATTGGATCTCTACCAGCTAAATAATAAGCCCACTTGTGTTTCATAGCTGCAGCTGTCGATGCTTGTGCTCCACCTTCTGTAACATTGAGCATTCCAGCTAGTCCTAATCTCCGTGCATTAGACATCGCTTGTATAATGGTACTGGACTGCATTCCAGCTGTATCTCTAAGAAACATACCAAGAGCTTCTGTTGCAGACAATACAACATTTCCTAAGGAAGCTTTAGCCCACATGCTAGCGGCAACTGGTGTGTCTCCAAGTCCGGTTAATAGTGTTTTGTACCCCCAAGCTCCTCCATACTCCCAGGTAGAGCTTAGTCCAGGTATTGTTTTAGAAAATATTCCTTTCCATCCGGTAACACCACTCCAAACTCTTCCAGCAGCTGACACAGGATTAAGCGTTAACATCCCTAAAGATGCCGCTACAATAGGTCCTGGAGTAATTGCCATTAATGGATTAATACCAGTAACAGCTTGCGCGCCAAAAGCTCCTCCACCACTAACTATAGCAGCTCCGTACCTATCAGCGAACGATAAACCTGGAAACATAGTAGAAGATGCAACGCTTGGCATTATACAGTACTCCTATTTCTAGCTTTATGCATAGCAAAAGGCAAAGCTCCATTCATTCCTAAATGACCAGGCTTGCCCATAGGAACAGCACCTCTCATTCTATTTGCCCATAATCTATAGCCCGGTCCCCCAGACTTGACTCTATTAGACATTCTTGCTGCTCTTCCTTTTGATAGCACATTTTTTCTAGCCTGAATAACTGTTCTTGATACAGCAAGATCTACTTTGGCCATCCCAGTTCCAGCCGCTACGCCTCCTAAAAGCCCCCCTATAATAGCCCCTGATGTTGCACGTTTTAATCCTCCAAATTTTAAACCAACCAGCCCTCCTAGTAAAACTCCACTTATTCCTCCTATAGTAGCTGCAGTCTTAACACCGGGCAACTCTTGTGTAGCTTTAAATAAATCTGCTCCCCTAGAAGTTACATACTCAGTTGTGCCTTTCCATGCACCTCCTGTACCGCTAAGTAAAGATTGTGTAAGGCTCTGGGACTTTCCAAACGCACCGTGCATCGCCCCAACAGCTGCTACTGCTTTTAGACGAGACCAAGTACCTGAAATACCTCCTGCTTGTCTTAGGTTTTCTAACTCTTCTCTACTCATAGAACTACCTACCATAGGCATACTAGTTTGTTGTAAAGCAGATGCAGTAAATATACCTCCTCCAAAGATAGCCATTCCTCCTATAAGTTTACTAGGTCCTGCCGCAGCGCTAAAACCCTGTGCAATCTGTGAAAGTAATCCGGAATCTGGTAATTTAGGCATTATTTGGTATCCTCAAAGGCTTTGTCAATAGATTGTTGTTCTTCCTGTACACGGTCTTTTTCTCGTGCCTGTATTTCTAAAAATCTTTTCTTAATATCAGATGCCCTAGTAGACGGATCGTGTGTATCGGTAAGCTTATACTTAGCTCGTTGTTCTCTAGTAGCTAATAACTCTTTTCTAATTAAGGACAATTTTCTAGTCGATTTATCTTTTATATCTACATAAGGGGTCACTTGATCATTATAGATTATAGTTCCGGTAGCCTGCACAACTGCAGTAGCCACTTCTTTAACATCTCCTTCTAATGCAATCATTTTATCAGCCCTCCGTTTATCAAGTAATGCAGATGCATATTCTTGTACCATGTTTACTTCTAAATAATTTTCCAAATCTACCCCAAAATCTGTAATTAATTGAGGTACCATTGAATCTAAGTACATAATTTCTTCTGGACACCTTTCCCCAAGTGGAGCAATTCCCATTTGTTGAAAAACACAGATACTTTCAAATTGACACTCCTCCTGCTTACAGATAAGAGGTAAGGTATTATTTACCCCAAAAGTTGAAATCTTAGAGTTCCGTAATAACTTTAATACTTGCTCCTTAGTTAGCTCAATATCCTCACGTTGCTCTACAGGATACGCACTAAGGATTCGATTAACTTCTGAAGACTCTGGTAATAAACTTAACTTTATTTGTTCATTGTCTTTTATTTTTTCAAGAGCCTTAGAAACCTCCTCTATCCTAGATATGTCATTCTTTTGCTTTATATCTTTGGTTTTAGCTTCGTCCATAATTCCTTATTTTTAATAATAGCTTCCATACATCCTACTAGATAGTTGCAATCAGGACCTAAATGTCCCAGAACTTCTTTAAATATAAATAACTCTCTATACTTTAACAAACTAGAGGTAGCTTGCTTCGATAAGTACGCACAAACTTTACTTTTTAATTCTTTTATGTTATTCCTCAAACTCTAAAATATTACGATCTAAGGATTTCTCTTTATACTTTTTGTTCCATAATCTAATTCCTGCTTCATCAACTTCATAAAAAGCAAGGATGCTACACGGCTTATAATAAGGATCATGTATTACATGTTTTGATTGAACCTTACGTTGTGCATCTCCCACAAGTACTGCATAAAATTTATGATAGGCTCTCCAATACAATAACTGAGTAACTACTTGATCTGTTTTAGCTAAATGATCATACTCATCCGAAGTAGTTTCGTATACTTCAGGTTCATTAACGTCTCCCTTTAAGAAATTAACTACCATTACTTGTACTGGTTGCGGCAGTTGTTGATAATCTTTTATAAACTTCATTACAGTTTCAACAACTCTAAAGTATTCATTAGAGCATGGTACTCCTTTGGAGTTTTTATTTCTTGTGTAGCATCATCTAAGTTGACCCATTTATAAGATTCAATATATTCTAATGTATCCTTTAAAGTAAGTATATTTCTATCACCATTACTACATTGTGCTACGACTTTGGTCATTGCATCCCTAATATCATTATGCCTGTCCGATGAAAATGCTAAACCATATATCTCTGATCTATCGGATATTCCAAATTTACTTCCAAATTTTCTACCATAAACTACAAGTTCTTCAACAACATTAGTACAGATACTATCCATTGACAAAGGTGTATAATAAGTTCCTCCTGTTAAAAAAATAGTAGATCCCTTTTTATTCCACTTTTCATAAGACTTAAGCCAAGAGCTAAAACTTCCATATTCAGTAGAATCATCAATCAATAGCTGAGTAGACCCAGCAACACTAAGTGGTTTTGTTGCTATTGATGCTATATAAATATCAGAGCACAAATCTAACTCTACTATCGCAGTAGAAAGTGTTACAAGCAAAGGTACTTTATTAACTGCTACAAAAAATTTATCTATATTCTGATAGTTGTTCCATGAGTCTGTTGTGTCAACACAATCTATTATATATGTATTAGTCATCTGACCTGTCCTCTTTTATTTTTTCTATGATTTTATCTGCCAAGGTATCTACCAACATGCCCTCTATCTCAAGTTTTTCCTGTTCCTCCGACAATAACTCCAACGGAATTTTATCAATAATATCAGTAACTATTCTTAATTTTTTAGCATAAATACTATCAATCCAAGTTGTTGAGCTATGCAAACTATTAAACTTCTTTTTACCCATACTCAAACGATTCTTAAATATTCTTTCTACCTTTTTTCCTTGTTCCAATAACATATTAAGTGTTTCTTGTATCTCCAAGGAATTTGCTGTTATTGATAATGATGAAGGATGGGTCATAAATTCCGTATGCTTAAAGGCATATCTCTTCTTCCCTGCTAGGTATATTAATACTCCAGCAGAGCTTACTTCTGACATAGCATAAGTATGAATAGGAGCATTACAAGCTCTAAGTAAATCATAAATAGATAGAGCAGTTTTTATATTACCACCATCTGTATCTAAAAAAACATGTATAGGTTCTTTTTTACAATTATCTAAAGAAGAAATTCCCTCTACAATATTTTTAATAAGAGAATTATCTTTAACTCCATCCCCAGAGGTTGCTGTAATATCTTCTGTAATAAATAATTTACGAACCATCACGCAGATCCAGTTACCTGTATATAGGAAATTGTAACCAGAAAATATGGAAATATTGTCATAACTTCAGGTATCCATGTTCCAGACACTGCTTCACATGCTGATTGAGTTGTAATTGTACCAGTGTAAGAGGTATCAGAACAAGTACCCGCCCCTATATTAGGAATTATTACTTGTTCCTTTATATATGATACATCTGTCCGTGCATAATTAAATCTAGCAGAACCTCCACTAGCAGAAACCAACGACGCAATTCTACTATTTATATGAGCAGTTAATACACTGCCCTGTGAGGTTTCTTCCACAAAACTAACATCCACTTTATTTACATTTATAAATGCCATTTATTCTTCTCCTTGCATAGGTTCTTCCATTTTTATTATCTCCTGTATAGAGAAACGTCTAGAGCATTTTGGACAATAACTAAATTGATCTGAAAACACTTCTACATCTTTTTCTCCACAGACGCAGTCAAGTACTATCTTTTGATCAGACCATTCTATTCGATAAGCTCCAAAGTAAACCTCTCGTCTACTTAATTTATCTATGTCCATTACCATGGATAACTTTTTCTTCTTTTTCCATAAAATCTTCTACGATCTCTTGGACTTCCTTTAGTAGATGAATCTAATTCCTCTATACGAAATCTGAGCAATAATTTATTTTTTATATTCATTATTTCTCCGTGTTTCATCGACTCATGATACTGTCTTTGCTCTTTAGCATTAGAGTATGCTTTTGCATCTACATTAGTAGACATACTACTAGTAGCATACGACATGACGGCGGCAGCAGCGACAATACAATCCAGACCAGCGCCCACGTCAGGTTTTGGTTCCTCTCCTGCAAATGCACTTTCGTCTATAGGTTGTTCCATATTAGCATCCATAAATTCTTCATCAGATATGTCTGTATCCTCACACTCTCCTGTTACATAACAGTAATACTTATCCATTTGTCTTTTACACCAGTTCCTTGGGCTCCTTACTGCTCGCCTTACTATTCTTCCCCTAAACTTCCCTAAAAAATCATATGGAATCTTAAATATAAAATATAGTATTAAGTTCATTAGTTTGACTACTAGATCCCAAAGGGTAATACGTTTCTGTTTTTCTAAAACTGTGTTAATATTCGACAGTTCTACATCGGGATTAATAAACTCTCCTGTTTCGGTATCTATATCAGGTTGATCTTTATGGTCTTTTAGGTCACTACAGCTCATTCTTGCTGCAGCAACACTATTGGCATTAGCCGAGTCGTTTGTATGTTTTGGCATTGGAGCTAAGGGTAATCCTGTAACAGGATCAGTACCAAAGTCATTGAAAATTAACCTAAGCGGATCAATTCCAGTTACATGAATAGACCCATCCATAACTAATTCAAACGCAGTTTTAAATAAATCTCCAGTAATACTTGAAGTAGAAACACCGCCATTAAGTGTTTTAAGGGCTTCTAGTATAGTCATATTCCCAATTTCTGCTCCTGAGCCTGGTCCATCAGAAGTTCCTGCTCCCTCACTGGGAGTAACCACAACATCTCCCGTTTCAGGGTCAATGCTAACTTCTCCTGGAATATCTGCCCCCACAGGAATATTCATATCATCTATTTTGTCATTTACAATTTTCTCTAGATCAACTAGTGCCTCTTCCATTTCCTCTAAAAGTTTCAAAGTTTCTAAATCATCTGCCAAATCCAAAATAGGATCATCTGAGGCAAAAATTCCTGTTGGCATTTCAAAACGTACCATTTTTTCCACAGAATCCTTCAGTTGTTGTTCTGTAGATACTACACTTTGATCCCCAGCTATATCTTTAGGATCTCTTTTAACCTTTTCTCTTCTTATGTATGCCATATTATTCTTGACTTCTTATTGAACACTTTTCCATTAATCCTAACAATTTTTTCTCTATTATATGAGGCAATTGAATCATATCTTTAAACATTATATCACCACTAGATGAGTTAAAAGATCCCCTTTTTATCTGTAAGGAGGAGCATTTAATCACTATTAGTCTATAATTGTCTCCAGAGATAATTTTAAAAAACTTTTTAAGGTCCTTATGGACTCGTATTCCTCTAGGAATTTCCAACTCATACTGCGAATCTAAATCAATCTCAAAACCATCCACCTCCTTAAGTAGCAAAGAGCACTTTAGCTGCTGTACCATATAAGTTCGTACATGTTTACGTTCATAATAAACAGGTATAAACGATCCATTGGAATAAGTATCTACAACTATCATAGATATGTCTCGCTCAGACTAGATCGACGATCAATATTATAGTGAATATGGCATAATCCTTTTGCGTGATGTTTTCGATTACAAGCACTTTCAGAGCACTTTCTATTTGTTTTATTTGATGGAGAGCCTCGAGGCCCATAACGGACAATATCCTCATAATCTAAACCACAGGCTTTTATAGCCTGCTGCCAAGAGCCAAAGTATCTAACGCCTGCTTTCCAAAGCTCTTCTCTGTGCTTTTTTATATATGAGGAATATCGTTTATCGGTTGGGAAAGATAAAATCTCATTGATAACCTTAGTAGTTGTCCACCGCCGTATAGGCATTAGGATTACTCCTTTACTTGAGCAATTACATCAACCTCGTTTATCAACAAATATTCTACATCCTCGTACTCAAATTTAGTACCGGCATATTTGGCAAATAGAACAGTCTCTCCTTTTTTGGTCCCCTTTACTTCTGGGCCAATTACCATTACTTTTGCTATATTTGGTCTATCTTGTGCTGAGTCGGGAATATATAGGCCGGATTCAGTTTTATCCAAGGCCACTTCTGTTTTAATTACTAGCTTTTTACCTTTAGGTATTAGGTTGCAATTCATTTTATCTCCTGATTGTCGTTGTTAAATATACTATATAATTTATTACTGTTATGGCTCTATATACAAGCCAATTCTTTCTAACATTTCCTCAAATTTATATTCAGCCATCACACGTGAGTGATATCTCTTATATTTTTTATCTTCTATAGCCAAATGCTTAGAGATTTGTCTATAAACTGTATTAACATATTGTTTAACAAGCTTATAGTTGTTCGAATCGATGAAACGATCCTGCTCCAGCTTAATCTCTATAGGATCTGAATGGCCCATATAAATAGTTATTGTTAATGATTTCTTTTGTACAACTTTGTCTATTCTTAGTATATCAAAAATAGAAAGTATATATTCTATCAGATTAAAATCCTTGTCATCCGTTGGATCAATATAATAAGGCTTTCCTTCCCGTTTTCCAGGAACTCTAAATTTAATAATAGGGCCCATTTTCATTATACTCCTTAAGCATATTAATGGGCGGCACAGGGATCCACTCTTGATCGGGATATTTACATAACAATTTAATAAAATTAGTAATAATTATTTGAGCCCCTGTTTTATGAAAACCAATAACATCTATCAGTTTTATATTCTTTATTATTCTTTCAATTTCATCTTTATGAATTATACAGTCAAAAGACTCCTTAAAGTTACGATCTTGTTCTAGAAAAAAACAAGTCTTTATATAGCTTAATAGTAATTCGCTATTATCCCCTATTACGTATCCTTTATCTGCCCAGATTGCAGTCTGTAATGCGGCAGATAATTCTAACTGTGGGTCAACTTTTTTGTGTTCTTCAGTTACCTTGAACTCAACACCATTGCTAGAAGATATAATTAGTTCTCTAGAAAAGACACCTATGTGGTATGGAATTGGGGAAGTTGGACATTTAATTACTTTCAGAAAGAATTTGTGTGTAGCCCCTTCAGCTAAATGCATCTCTGGATCTGTTAAAAATATTTCTCCCTCTTTATGATAATCGGGTCTATACTTTATATATACAGCACTAGCCGGTATTCCGATCTGCTGAGCTGATAGACCAAACACTTCTTTTCTGTTTTTTAAGGCCTCCTTCATAGAGTCTCTTAAAAGCTGAAATCGTGCATAGTCTATATCAGAATCATAAGACGAAAACTCAGAAATAGCTGTATGGGCATCTGTAGTAACATCGAGGTACTTTTGATATGTAATAAAAGCACCTCGGTTACCCTGCTTTAATTTATAAATAGATAGACTTTTCATAACTATAATAGTTATGGCTATCTATCTAGTGAGTGAAGCGTGCCACTCCATTAGAAGCTTCAGCACCATTAGCCTTTATAGGTACCTTATTAAATGAAGTGTACATATCAAGAATCTTACCTATCAATGGATGCCTCACAATATCTGCTTTATGAAAAGAACACAGCCCAACTTCCTTAAGAGAAGAAAATCGATGAATACTATCATGTAAACCATTTTCTCCTTTTTTATCTGTTTGCTCAACATCTCCCATAATAATTATTTTACTATTAATTCCCATTCTAGTTAAGAACATTTTTATTTGGTCCACTGTTGCATTTTGTGCTTCATCTAATAATACTATTTTTTTGTCGAAAGTTAATCCTCTCATGTAAGCTAAAGGCATAACTCTAACAGTTTTTTCTTTTAATAAAATATCAGAGACAGTTTTTCCTACAATCTGTTCCATATTATAATGAAAACTCATCATAAACGGATCGGTTTTTTCTTCAACATTTCCTGGTAAATATCCTAATTTTTCACCAGCTGCCTCTATTAGTGGTTTTGTAATTATTATTCCATCATATTTGGAATTCTTTTCACTCAACGCTTTTAATGCATAATAAACTCCAATAAAAGTTTTACCCGTACCAGCGGGTCCTGAGCAAAAAGTTATATCTTTATCAAGTATACTATCATAAAATTTCTTTTGATTATCTGTTCGAAACTCTACCTCCCATTCTTTAGTTTTTAATTGTTTTAGCGCCTGTCTTATATTGGTGCATTGTTTAACTGGTTTGAGTGTACTTGTTTTAGGCATTATATTCTCCTAGATTTTTATTACAAAACTACTCTAATATCTTAAAAATTTACGAATGTTACGCAATATCTGTCCACTACGTTTTTTTACAGATAAGGTAGTATCATTATTAGATTCTTTAGTTGATTCTTTTACTTTAGTTTTTTCAATCACAATTTCCTTTACTGAATCAACATGTGTATAGGTTGTTCCATCGGGTTTCGTTTTAATTGATCTTCGTATTACTACAGGATCTTTTTCTGTAATTGTTTCATACATAACCTCCTTTTTTGGTTCTGGTTCTGGTTCTGGTTCTGGTTTACTTTGTTTTTTAACTTTAGGTCTTTCCTCCTCTCTGCCATATAATGAAATATTGGTGGCCACTATAAGTGCGATCGCTAATGGATCAAAAACTACTATCAATAGTAGAGTTAACCACTTAACCACGGTATCTATATCTGTACCCAATGATTTAGCCACATATAATATAGGTCCAACATCTGCCCCTACATCAAATAAAGTATATGTTAATTCCGACAATTTAGATTTAGTTTCTGATATCTGTAAAGATAACTCACGTATTATCGGTACATACTCTTCTCTAATTTTTCTTTTAGCTGTGGGATAATTCTCAGGTAAGGATTCAATTTGACCAGTCATTTGATCAGTTAAGAATTGTTTTTCTTCTACAAGCCTATCTACTTCCTCTTCCTGAAAGACTATTTGATTATTTAATTTATTTAGATCTAAAGTAGCTCCTTGATATGCTTTAGATAAATATCCATATATACCAATAGATGTTATTATCATTAATAATATAGTTCCAGAAACTAAATAAGATTTCCAAAATTTACTAATTTTATACCAATATCTATATAAAAAACTAGCACTCACTAGTTTCCCTAATTCTAAAGAACTAGCCATTATAACTACAGACCAAAATGCTCCAGAATATAAATGAGATAAACCAGTTATACTAAAAAATGCTGCATTTGTGGCAATAAAAAATGCTGCAAATGCTAAAATATATGGAAAGTATTTATTATTCATTAGCTATGATCCACATAAACGTCTGTACCTGCTGCATGGACCACAGCGGTGGTACCGTTTTGAGCCCTAGTAACAACAGGTCTAGTTGTGTATGGAATAGAGGTTACTAACATCTCTTCGTTATCTAATTTTAGATAGTCGCCAACTGCTATTGTAGGAGGGTTGTGATGATGCCCTATAGGATTGTTTAATCTTAGCACCGTATGCTGGACGGCAAGAACTGCCGCCTGTTGCATTGCTCCTCCGTGGGCATGGTACCATGTTGTACCCGAAGTCTGGGTAGTTGTTGCTCCAGACACAGTAGAACTTTCTGCGATCTCATTAAAGTTTGATACCCAATAATAATAAAGAGTTCCTTCTGATAATCCCCCGCCTGATGCATCATCTGTATAAGATGTTATATTAGTTCCTGTTAAATTAAAATGGGGAAGCGCAGGCTTCATGGAAATAGTATTTCTATAAATTTTAACACCATCGTCATTTGTTGCAGCATTGGTGAATGATAAAGCTATCGAAGTAGCTCCAGGAACAAAGATTATATTAGAAGGAGCTGCATCAGGAGCTACTTCTAATGTAAACGTACTACCTGACGTAGTGCTACTTTCTGCTATCTCATTATAGTTTGATACCCAGTAATAATATTCAGTAGCTGTATCTAATCCTGACCCTAAATTATCATCTGTATAAGATGTTATATTAGTTCCCGTCAAGTCATCTAGATGAATTACAGGCTGTGTGTTAAAAGGAGCTCTATAAATTTTAACACCATCGTCATTTGTTGCAGCATTGGTGAATGATAAAGCTATCGAAGTAGCTCCAGGAACAAAGGTTATATTAGAAGGAGCTGCATTAGGAGCTTCCTCAGTTGTATGGGCTAGTATTGATCTCTCAGTACCTGTTCCATACTTATTAAAAAATTCTACCCAAACATAATAAGTTGTAGCAGTCTGTAAATTTTGAAATGAATGTCTGGTAGATGTTGGTAATAATATGGCTGCTGCTATTGGCGGTTTAGTACTTCCCGTTGAATGATACACAGACACACCACTACAATTTGTACACGGATTTAACCATTCATAAGTAATGAATGTAGATCCTATATGTGTAGTCGCTAATATCCCTGGACCTCCATTTGGTCCTATATTGGCTAATATATTAGTTTTTAAGTTGTAGACTTTTCTTGCTTTTTCTTTTGCAATTTCTTTGCTAACAGGTGTTCGGTTAGTAAGTATTGTCCTAGTTGTAATGTTAGATTTTTTGTTAGGCCGAAGCATTAATAAATCTATAGTTAACTATGGTTAACATAAACAAGATCATCAGCCTGATGTGCTGCTGACGTAGTACCATTAGAACCTCTTCCGCCCAATATCACCTCCAGACGCCTATTTCCTGTGATGGAAGAATCATTAATGCGTATCTCTTCACTATTTATTTTTATTATATCTCCGGGATATATAGTTATATTTGATGGACCTTTATATGTAAGGGGAGAAGACCATCCTGTGGTATTTGCGGTGGAGAACACCTGGTCGGGAATAGATGTTAATGTCCATCCTGAGTCATACCAGGTTATAACTTGAGATTGATCACTATAAATAAGGCTACCCGGTGGGTGACCAACCTTAGCAGTACCAAAATGAGCTCTAGAAGCTCTTATAGACGCTGGATATGTAGATAAATTAGTGATCTGCAATATTTCAGCATCTATCTTTGTATAATCTCCAACCGTAGGAACATTCATGAACGCTTGAGACAGCCTAACTGCAACTGGATCAATAGAATGATGAACTGGAATACCAGAAACCGTACTTGAGGTATCGTACCATGATAAATCTTGCTTTATATTACTGTAGATAATTGCATCTGCCGGGTGGCTATTCTTACTAGTACCAGAATGAGCTCTAGAAGCTACCAAGGTAGTTGGGTAATTACTTATATCAGTAATCCTCAATAATTCATAGTCTATCTTTATATAATCTCCAACCTCAGGAGTAACTACAAATGCTTGAGAAATAGGAATCGTAACTGGATCAACACCCGGATGAGTCATCGTAGAAACTACACTTAAAGTATCGTACTTAGTCTTACGCACTAGCCTACGCCTTGTCCTCCTTATAGATATAACATTGTCGGCTCTACCGATTCCCGCTCTACCGCGGGCACTAAGTATATCAAATCTGTTCACGAAAAACTCCTAAAAAGTATTGACTAAGGTTACTTGAATTCTAGCTCCCGCACCGCCCGCTTTATTCTTAACTTGTATCAGTTTGGCATTAGTTTGAAAAGTATCATCTTGATCTAAGGCATATCCGCCTAGTATATCCCCTGTAAAACCTGCCATCTCGGCCGCTACGGCAGTTCCTCCTAAGGATATAAACTGCTCAAACGATCCAAGATTAAGTTCAACTGCGGGACTCATAGACCTTACTGACACTATTGTATCGCTTTTACTAAAATCCGATCCGCTGGCCCCTAGGTCTATTCCTACTACTCCAAAATCTGTTAAAGGGCCTGCTATTGTAACTGCTAAAGTAGGGTATAATGGAATATCTAATAGCCCCAGTAACAATTCTTGAGTTTTTTTGTGTAACCCTATGACTGTTCCATCCTCTGAAGAAGATGCTGTGCTTCCTTGATTAATAGCAATAGTTTGCATTGAAGTATTCAATCCCGACAGTACTTCTAGAGTAACGTTAGTTGTTCTAAGTTGTCCTATAACGGATATATCACCAGTAGCCGATGCCGTACTTCCTAATGAAGTGTTCCGGGCAGTAGAGAGCGTATGGTCCACTAACATCATATCATTCACTGCCACATCATTTGTATGAGTAGCCATGAGTTGTCCTATAACGGATATATCACCAGTAGCCGATGCCGTACTTCCTTGATGAAAATCAAGTCGCATTAGTTGGCCTATGACTGACTTCTCATCAACGCTAGAATTTACCCCTTGACCAATATTCAATGCATTTACATAAGACAATGACTTGGTGTAAGATTCAATTGTCATCAGGTGTCCCATTATGTCATCAGATCCATACTCGTTTTCTGACGCTCCCGTAGAGCCTGTACCTCCAAGAGCAGCATTTGTTGTATCTATCCTTTGATTTGTTGTATCTATCTTTTCATTTGTTGAAGTAAAATCTATATTAAGTGTTTCTGCTTCCAGTGTAATATCCGTGTTCTTTATAGCAGCGTATGTTCTATCCTTTACGGCTAATTCCGATAAAAAATCAATTCCTGATCTTCCATCAGATATCTCTACCCATACATGAATTAAATCAGCAGTTGCCCCTGTTACTCCACTTGGTAATTGTACTACAGTATCTGCAGCTCCACCTCCAGTAAAAGTTGCAGTTAAATCTGGATTATTCCTATTATAAAGAACAATATTTCGACTTATGTTTACAATTAATTCTACATTTTCAGATTCTACGTTCGGATGTGAACCAGAACCAGATAAAGTTACCGTACCGGCGCTTGCGCTAAAACCTGGATCCTTGCCCAACCCGATACCCCATAAATATTTCATTATTTTATCTCCTGTTGTTTAGTTAAAAAAACCTTCTAAAAAATGCCCTACAACATGTGTTCCAAAACTGCCAGCAACTAATCCCGCACTTACATCGGGCGAACTAGTACACATAAACAATGCTGCTAGTATTCCTAAAGTTCCAATTTTGTGAAGAATTCTGTTTATAAAAACATTATGACTCTTATACTTATCTGGAACAAAAGAACAATTCTCTATTATATTAGGCATTAATCCTATAAATTGTATTTTCTTTATAGAAACCATTCCAATATCTTCTCCTTTAAAACAATACCGAGCAACAAAGCATACAATCCCCACAACAATTTGTTATAGTTAGCTCTAAACTTATCAACAGTTCTGATAGTATCTAAAGCACCTTCCTCTTGTAGCTTTACCCGGTATTCTCTATTTCTATTAACTCTAACGACTAGCCCATCTTCAGGGTTATATAAATTTTTATGCAACTTAGTCTGTTGCTCTTTTAAGTCACCTATATCTACACAAAGGTCTTCTATTTTGACCTTTAAAGCCTCTAGCTCGCCATTTGGTAATTTGTCAAGAACCTCATTTAAAAGTTTTTGAATTTCCTCGTTGGAAACTCTCGCCATTACTTAGTCTCCTTAAAATGAAGTTTTATCTTTATTTTCTAAATATTCAACTCTTTCGGTTAATTCTTTTACTGCTTCTATTAACAATGGAGTAAGCTTACTATACTCAACAGTCAACATACCATTTTTTTCTTTCACTGCATGAGGTAATACCTTTTGTACATCTTGAGCTATTACACCATAATCAGGTTTATCAGCGTACTTTGATTCTTCTCCCCAATTAAATTCTACTCCTCGTAACTTACTAACCATTTTAGTAGCATTTTTAAAAGGAGCAATATTTGTTTTTAATCTTTCATCAGACGCTGTGTAAGACCAGTTTACAAAAAGATGGTCTTCTATTTCTAGTTGAGTTGAAATATACACTCCACCCAGAAATTTTGCTGCTCCAGTATTAGCCCCTGTAGAAGTTGATGTAGCATCATTTGCAGTGGTGGAATTAAATATGATATCCCCACTGGTATTAAAGGTCATGGCTGCTGTCCCTGTCGAACCTATCGTATAACCAGTACTTGTAGCATCTATCTGACATTTTACAACGCCACTATGACTCACCTGAATTGTACCATCAGTACTAACTAAAGTCCTGCCGTGTAGTTTAGCTACATTTATTCCATCTGTTGCATTTCCATAAAGGTCCCACTGATAAACAGCGTGAGTAGAAGAATCTGCTTGATAAGAATGAAAAGAAGCTGTTTCGTAATTATCCTCTGAAGCGTGTCCTTCGTGCCCAGCCCTAACAGCTGATAATATAGGTGCCGCTGAGCCAGTAAAGCCCGCTGTATTTCTAGTCACTGTATCAAATTTGTCGGAGTCATCCACTCCTTTCCACATAAAACTTGCAATAGAATTATGTGCTCTAGGATTTACAAGTTTTTTTATATTCGGTCCTGCCCCCGGTGGTATATATTCCCAATCATACCATAACAGAGATGCAATTGCTCCCCCGGAGTTAGCAGTGTAGTCATCAGGGCCCATTTCCGAAGATGGGTCATTTCTATCTCCGTGAGTAAGATGACAGACTATTGGGCCTGCAGAGGAGAATCCCCCTCCTACATGCCATGCGTCCCCGCTAAAAGGCATACAATCTTCATGGGGGTGATGTTCGCCTGGTGCTATTACAGCACCACCTTGCTGACTTCTGTGCCATCCCTTTGGAGTACGAGATCCCGACGAGTGCCGTACTTCTCCACTATCTGGATCTAATTGATAAAAACCGTGAGTCATCTCAACTGGTCTTACTAATAGTACAGATTCTCCTGGTTGTGGAACCTCAAATCTTCTATCACTTCCTTCTGCTCCGGGATTTATCCCTACTATATGTCTGACTACGTTTGGCATTATAATCTCCTAAATTTTATTAAACTATATTAGATGGTTGCTGCATAGAATAATATCCTAAAACTGCACCCGAGTTTAAAACTATTGTATTCCATGCCCCAGGAATAACTACCCCTGCTGTCAGTTCATAATATGATAGGTTACTGCTGCCATAAAGAGTTGTAGTTGCTGGCGATAAATATGTACCATTCATCATTGACATTATAGCAGAAAAGGGTCCTGAATATGAGCCGGTATCACTAATTACTTTAAACCCATATTGTCCTACTGATATTGATGTATTAGCACTGACCTCCGCTAAAGTTAAGGTTTGCTCTACTTGAAGATTAGCCTCTTGTGCTACCAACTGTGCCTTTGATAACATGGATGATGGAACATCCAGTTCAGTTTTTAATACACTATGGTTATCTCCTGCTAAAACACCATCATATTCTAGTGTTAGTTCCCAATTTCCACTCTTGGTTTTATTAAAGGTTCCTCCTAGACCTGCTGTTCCCCGACTGTATAATACAGCTTTAGTACTTAGATTTTCAATCTTCACAAACACGGTCTCTTGTTGTCCACTCATTTTTCTAGGAAAAGTAATCTTTCCTGCAGCGGCATCATATGCAATTGCTTCGGCTCCCCAAAGTTCTGCACTTATTTTATGTGTACTTCTAGGCATTTTGGCCTCTCCTTTTTATATTAAACTGTTTAACTATTACTGTATAGTTATGTCACTCTACGGCTAACAATAGCTCAAGGAAATAACCTTAGAAATTTCTTTTAATTATATTTTACTTCTTAGAATTATTACCCACTGCATCCCGTAAAGAATACAAACCAAATGCCACTAACATTTCTAAAAGATATGGTGGCACTTCAAATCCTATTGCCTTTGCACCTCCAACCGCAAAAGTTACGGCTGCAACCCAAAAAGTCTTAGAACTCCACCAAGCTTTGTCATTAAATGAAAACATTTTATTATCTCCTCTTTTTATTTTAATATTAAGTTAAAAACCATTTTTCTGTAACGATTTAAATAACTTTTTACTTTTTTTATCCAATTGTTCTGGAATTGTTATCTTTATTGTTACTAACTGGTGCCCTTTTTCTGCTGTATTTAGAACAGGCAACCCTCTGTGTTTAATTCTAAGATCTGTTCCATGAACAGTAGATGGCGGTATTGTTATATTTATTTTACCATACAACGTAGGAACAGCAACTTGTCCTCCTAACACTGCAGTAGATATGTCTACCCATTTATCTAAATTAACATCATTACCATTTCGTCTAAAGTTCTTATGACGAATCTCCTCATAATAGACAAGAACATCTCCAGAAACTCCTCCTCTTATACCGGAATTTCCTTTACCTTTAAGTACCGTATAAATCTCTCTAGATACTCCAGGTGGCACTTCTACTAAAATTTCTTTAGTGCCTCGTTTTCTACCTTCTCCAGCACACTTAATACACTCATCTTTTATAGTTTGACCTGTTCCTTTACATATATTACATTTAGCACTGTTCATAACTCTTACAAATCCACTACTTTGAACATTATTTACCCTTCCTGTACCGCCACATCCTGTACATGAAATAGGGTTTCCTTTAGAAGATGATCCTGTTCCGGCACAAGGACCACATCTTACCAAACTTTTAACTCTTAAAGTTTTAGTACCTCCAGTAGTAATTTCCTCTAAAGAAACTGGAACCTTAATTTTAAGATCTGAGCCTTTGGTATTAACTGTTGGTCTTCTGTTTTGATTAAATATAAATCCCATGTCCCCAAATATATCACCAAACTGAGAAAAGATATCACCAGCATTGTACGTTTTAAATCCTTGGTCTAATCCTGTGTCTCCAAACCTATCATATCTATCTTTCTTTTCGGTATCACTCAATATAGAATAAGCTTCTGCCGCTTTTTTAAAGCTCTCCTCAGCTTTCTTATCTCCAGGATTTTTATCAGGATGAAATTTCATGGCTTTTTTTCTATAAGCCTTCTTTATCTCATTAGCATCTGCTGAACGACCAACTCCTAATATATTATATAGGTCCATATACTAATGTATGCTATACTTTTTTTAACTTAAATACCTTTTGAAAAGATATCCATTGAGAATAATTACCATAAACGGAATCAGAAAAACTAAAAGTATCATCAGTAGTATTCATCATTTCAGAAACTTTTTCATAAAAATTAATTATAACTGAAGTAGGTTCTTTTTTAAAAGTAAATTTTTTACTATTTCCTGTATAACGATCTAAACTTATATTATCATTTTTATCTAAATTATATGAAGATAAAGCATTTCTATCATTAATAAGTATATCTACTGAATATGAGCTGCCACTATTATTCTGTAACTCTACTTCAAATAATTCATTTTTATTTAATAATATAGTTCCTTCAATTTCTTTCAATCTCTTTCCCATACTATTTAAATATACTACTGGTTTCATTTAATTCTCCTTATATAGATATAGATATGTCATATATAACAAAAGAGAGCAGCCAAAAAAGCTACTCTCTGATGTGCGGGAGAGAAAGAGAGGCAGCATTTAATTTTAATTATCGTCTGAATCTTCTTCTAAATCTTCTGTTTTCTTATTTCTAGATAATTCACACTCTTCGATGGTTTTAGATGAATCATAAATAAATTGATAATCATTATCATCTAACAAATTATATATTCGTTCAACGGGTATAAAATACCCCATGTGAGTAATTGCATCTGCACTAAATCCCATGGCCTGCACAGATATTCTAGAAGGAATACCTATATACTCATACGTTTTACGCTCTCCAGACCATCTATAAACCGCCCCACCTGAATTTCCAAAAATAGTAGGAGCAGAAGACATCCAATATTTATAATGATCTATTTCATCATCCATATAAGAAATATGACCGTCAGAAGCAATAGGGGGATGCCCTAAAGATGCTCCAACTGCAAAAACTTTATCAAAGATATGCACAGATTTAACCTCACTTAACGGAAATAACTTAGCTACATGATCAGCTATATTCTCCTCATCTCTAATTTTTAGCAATGCCCAGTCTTGTCCACCTTCTACATCAGAATAAGCTACAATATCTGCTTCCACTGCAAAAGAACCAACACAATGAGAATAGTTATTGTATTTAAAAAACTCAACATAAACTGTATCAATAACCTCTTTATCCACTTTCTTCTTAACAATAGGATCCCATTTTTTCTCTACATTAATACAATCCGCTATAACATGATGGTTTGTAATAACATAAGTGTAAACATCATCACCATTTTTTTTAGAATAAACAACTGTTCCGCTTCCGCCCGCCTTTTTAGTACGAACTCGAACTGTAGGATAAAACATTTCTTCGTGTTTTTGTTTTATTTCCTTAGATACTTTCATAATAGTTGTCCCCCCCATTTTTAGTTAGAATATTGGTAATGTAATTTAATAATATTATTAAATACAAACCAACATAATTATACTTAATGCTTTCTTTTTAGCTCCTTACTTCCTCGTTTTTCAAGGTATTTTTGTAAATCATCAATATCTTTTTCCATGTCCATATAAATAGAGTCTTCTTTTGAAAACACATACCAGTCTCCTCCATTTGGAAATGCCATTACGATTACTTCGCCTGTATCTAAATCTTTAGCTACAAGATAAATATGTATTGGATCTGAAAATGCCTGTCCTTTACTCATATCCAATCTAATAACATCTCCATACGTCAAATCATCGGTAGAAACCTTATACCAGACATTAGATAATGGTTCTTCACATGAACAATTGGATTTATCAACACTAGGAGTTCCTGAAAGGAAAAAAGGAATACTACAAAACAAAAGTATATTTGCTATTTTTGATTTAATCACTTTCATCCCTCCTTAGTTTATCTAAGTTATGTAACTCGAGGAACAACAATCATGTGATATTCAACAACTAATTTACTATTTATTCCCCTTTTTACGGATAATTTTAAGTTTTCTATTTACTTCTTTTAAAGATTGCTTATTCATTAATAAATCGGAGGTCCTGAACAAGTATTAACTGGTGCCAAATCACTAGGAGTCATTCCAACACAGCCTCCACATGTTATTGAGGTAATGGCTCCAAGATCTGGACACTTTCCTCCAGTAGCCTCAGTGCATGCCTTTAACTCCCAGTGGCCATTATATTGCCACATCTTCATTTCTGCATTACTAACAACCGCATCACCGGTTACATCCTCTACAGAATTACATCCCACTGCTGAACAGTATTCATCAACTGTTGCTGCCGCCCAATCTCCTACAGGATTTATATGGCTAGGAGTAATGCTATGTCCCCCTCTGCTCCACTGGGTTTGCCCTGTCGAAGAATTCGTTATTAAATCAACATTGTCATTCAACACACAACGAATAGAACCTCCTACATGTTCATCGTGCGAGCTAAGCAAAACACCAAGCCCTAAAGATTCTAGATAATTTATGTCTCTGCTATATATGCCACCCGGCGGGTCTGCTGGAAATACTGCTCCTTCAACAGTACCATCACAACCATAAGTTACAAATTCTGCTCCTTCAACAGTACCATGAAAATCATTGCCACTTGAGTCGTCTGCATTTCCATCAAATTTCCAATATCCCTGCAAGTCAGACCCCCAATTAGATATATCATTTGGTGTTCCACTATTATAAAGGGTGTCTACATCTTGCTCAGTAAGTACTGTATCAAACCAAGCGAATTCTTTAATATCTCCTTCAAAATCTTGGTTCCATGTACCGGTTGAACCATAATCCTGCCCATCAGGGGAACCTGCACTACCAATCACTAAATCATCCCAAAATCCATAATGGATTGACCCAACCTGCATATCCGGAGTGGCCTCAACACTATCCACCCAAAGTCTACTATTATCAATATGAACATCATCAAGGGTCACCACATAATGATGCCAATTTCCATCGTATTGTTTAGAATTGCCACCCCAAATATCCCAGGTACACCATGAGGTATTTTTCACACGCAACATCGGTGCCCCAGGGTTTCCCATTGGGCTAGCACCGAAGGCGAAAAAGCCTCTGTCCTTGTCTCCATGGGAAAAGATTGCCATATTTTTGTCAACGGTAGATCTTGCCCAGAAAGAATAAGTAGATGGCTGTCTGTCATCATCGGCAGTAAATGTAACCCTGTCTCCAAAACCAGCAAATGAAAGAGGGCCAATGGGCGGTACGTTTGCTGCTGAGTTTTCTACATTTCCATCAAATCTCCAGTATCCCTTCAGGTCGCTCCCCCAAGCCGCTAGATTAGTTGGGACCCCACCATTATAAATGGTTGTTACATTTGCATCAGAAATTACTGAATCAAACCACGCGAAGTCTTTAATTTCTCCTTCGAAATCATAGGGATGCGTCCCAGATGGCTCTGCGCTACCAATGGTTAAACCGGAACTATAATCCTCAAAACTTGCAGAACCCTCGGAAGAATAGATATCCCATTCGACATCATCCATCCAAAATCTAGTATTATTTATACTATAGTGGTCAAAGGTCACTACATAATGATGCCACTCTCCATCGTGTTGGGAGGGGGAGTTACTTGCTTCAAACTGGATAAGTGAATTACTCCCTCCAAATAGTACGTTGCCATTCCATTGGAATAAAAGCACACCCTTCCACTCCTCGCCATGAGAGAATATACAAGTTATATCAGGAGAAGTAAATCTTGCCCAAAAGGACCAAGAACTCACCTGGTTTGTATCATTGCATGTAGTTGTAACCCTGTCTCCAGAACCATCAAATGCAAGCCAATTATTGGGCTCCACAACAACCGATTCATCCTTTGGTGACCAGATCACAGAGTTCTCTTTTAGTGGCCATAGGTACCCTGCTGCTGACCGCCATCCTGCTGCTCTTATGTTAAAATTCCATTCGTCTCCTGTGAATCCCCCAGCATAGCCCTCTTGAATATCCCAGTATCTTAGTCCTTCTTTTCTCATTTTTTGATCTACATCTTCGCTATCCCCTCTTCCTGGGAAGTCGAAGAGATCAAGGTCGTCGGGGTCCATTCCTCCCCATTCTAATTCTAATCGTTTCCAATCCTCGTGGGTTGAAACATGCCAACCTATAGGGCATACATCAGGTAACAGTGCTGTAAGTCCATTATATATAAGACCATATTGCAGCATGTTATCATGGTTTTGCCAGTGATCGGAACCATAGCCAGGCTCCACAAATGCAGGAAAGGCTAGATTTGACCACATATAATTAAAAGAATCACCGACCGGTAACTCCAATATACTTGTAACCATATCATCATGTAAATGTTTTGTTCGTAGATTTCTGGTAAACCAGACATTTGGCATCGTTGCACCATCACCTGCAAAATCATGAAACGGATAGTAATTTCCATCCGCATCCTGCGCATGCACTTCGAATGCTGGTAAAGATACATAAGGCAGACCGTCTCCCTCCGTATAAAAATATTGATCTGTTAATGGTGTTTCGTAGGCTACTCTTGCCAGACCTCTATTAAAACAAGGAGAAGCCCGTCCACCCCAATGTTCTTCTGAAGCTGTGGCTCCATCTGTTAGTAGGTTTATAGTTATACCACAATCTTTTCCATAATGCTGATTTGCATAAGAAGCACATGGGCATAAATTCATTACCTCAGGATTTCTAAAAGTTACAGTGGCATTTCCCGCCTCAGACCAACCATAAAATAGAGGGTCTATTCCATTATCTTTTAGAGGTGCGTGATCTGCATTCAAATTTAGGTTCCAAATATCACAGTTGCTCTCGCTAGAGCCCAGATCTGAACTACCAATGAGATTGCCAGAATCTATTAGATATATTTGATGTCCTTCAGGCGGAACATGAAAAGCTCTTATATCAGAGGAAAGAGCTCCACTATAATTAAATACATGCACAGGATCTACCCCTAATATATCATAACCAGATATATTACTTATATCATATTGATATGCATAGTTGAGATACCTATTCTGAATCATTGCTGTTTCTTCATCTGGAGATATATTCAGCCCTGGACTATTTCCTGCATTTAATAAACTGCTACCATCATGATTTTGTAATATACCCGTTTCATATCTCTGATTATTTGATTGTGCTAAATCATCAGGTATCTTAAAATCTGAAGTATAAAACATATGTATACGCATAGCATTATCGTCAGTTTCTAAAAAAATCCAAAGACGAGTCCCTTCGTTATTAAATTGTGCACCTAATACTTTATAGTCCGAGCTATTATATGAGTAAGCGGATATTGCTCCGTCGGTAAAACCTAAAAGGTCACCTGCTGTTGTCAATTCATTAACCTGTATACTCCATTGGTGTACTATTAATATTTTATTTCCATTATCTATTATCTGAAAGTTCCATCTGTTTGACATATTTTTTGTTCCGGCATCAGTAAATGTCGAGTTTAAATCCCAGGGAGTGCTTAGATCAAGTTGCTGCAGCAATCCCCCACCCCGTATAAGGTACAATCTACTACCATCTTCTATACCGTCAATATTTACTGCCCATTGAAAAGACTGGATACTGCCATCTGTAATGGCATTTGCCCCAATTGTCATACCAGTTATACTTGCTCCATCTATATTCCAATTATAAAAAGCCCAATCTGGGTCACAACCAGCAAGCTCTGAACAATCAGTAGCACCATAGTATTCGCCAGGAGTACAGTTCAATTTAACTTCAGGTGCTTTAGCCATCCTGGATATACTACATGCACATTGTGGATAATAACAGTTAGACCATTGAGCCGTTTCCCATTCTGCGTAAGACCTATTAAATTGACCAACATAGTCCCAATTATTAGACTCCTGGTATGTTGTAAGACTTGTCTTACCTACGCCTATGACGTTTAACATTACTCTCCTTATTAACTACTTTAATTTTGACAAAGAACTTGACATTCGCACGTTAGCTCTCCGGTTGGTAAACTATCAGCTACACATTTTCCATATCCATAAGGATTTGAATTACCATCAGGTGGGAAAAATTCAGTGGTGCACCCCCACCTATCGTAATCCACCGAAGACCACTGAGTTATTTGAAATCCAGAAACATATATACCAGTCATTGCTCCATTGTTAGCACAGGTCATAGTTTTCTTAAACAAACCACCCTGCTCCCAAGGACCATCAACAGAATCTTTGACAATTGAAATGTCTGCAGGCCCTGTAAAACCTACATCTCCTTGAGCTCCTTGATCTCCTCCAAAGAACGTAGGTCCCTGAGGTCCAAAATCTCCTTGATAACCCGTTTCTCCCAGAGATCCTTGAAATCCATCGTTTCCTTGAGGACCTGTTCTACCCTGCTTTCCTTGGTAACCTTGAAATCCATAGCTCCCTTGAAATCCATCGTATCCTTGAGTTCCAGTGTTTCCTGTGTATCCTTGATTTCCAGTGTTTCCTGTGTTTCCTGTGTTTCCTGTATCACCTTGAAATCCATCGTTTCCTTGAGATCCAGTGTCCCCTCTGTCTCCTACTGGTCCTTCAACAAAACTATCGTCACCTGGAGGGCCTGTATCCCCTTGAATTCCTTTCCACCTATACCAAGTATAAAGTGGTACTATATTCTCAAAACTACCACCGATAGGAGTTACAGGACCGGATTCGTAAATACTTGTATATAAACCTACGTTTGCATTGGTTTCCGTAAAACTAAAACTCTGAGAACAGTTATACATACCATCTTCAGCAGCTGTGCTTCCATACTCAAAATCACACCATGCAACATGTAAGGTCGTGCCGGGCCTGCCTGTTTTTCCAGACCTTCCCATTCTTCCAGGTCTCCCTTCATCTCCTTCTCTTCCATCCATTCCTTGATACCCATCGTCCCCCATATGTCCTCTAGGTCCCTGTTCCCCTTCTGAGCCTTGGGGACCTGTGTTACCCATGGGACCTTGGTAACCTGTTGAACCTTGGGGACCTGTGTCCCCTTGTGGTCCTGTTGGTCCCTCAGCTGGATTTACTGCGTAATAAAATCTTATGTCTGACATAGTAATATTCTCCTGTAATAATTATTCTTTAAATCCATGATGTTCTAATCCAATTAGAAATATTTACCATTTTATCGGTAAGGAATGTTACAGGAACTAGACTAACATAATTACTAGCTTTAGTTGCAACAGTTAACGTAACTGCTGCCGTGTGTCCCTTAAATCCTATTTCAGATGCTAAGTTTGCAACACTAAGCTCATGAGAAGGTCCAACTGCGATACCATCCAGTTCTAAAATAATATCTCCTTCAAGGATAGCTGGAGTTGCTGTACCCGCCGGTCCTCCTGGATAAACTTTAGTTACATAGCATCCCTTAAGTCCAAAACTGGGCCCAATCAAACCAAGATTCATTAAATCCATATATATTGATGTATTCATATTCTCATATTGAATACCAATAGCTCCCCAGTCTCCGCTCCAATCACCTGCTGGAGCACCTACTGCTTGAGGATTGTTCACGAAATCAGCTCTCCATGCATTTATTAAAACCTGCATAGGAAATGAGCCAATACCTCCGGCAAATTGTTCTGTTCTATCTCCGGTCAAAACCCACGTTCCACCCTGCCTCGTACAAGATTCCTCATCCCATGAATCTCCACCAGCGGCACATTCACCTTCTTGAACTTCATACGCCCAAGTATGCATAGCAATAACCTCTCCTGAAGAATTAAAAATGGGTCCTCCACTATTTCCTCCAAAAGTTTCATAATCAACAGTTACAGCTTCCGTCATCCAACTTGCATCATCACATCTAGCATCTCCTATGAGACCACGGGACATCTTATAATTAAATTTTCCATAGGGATGACCTATGGTCATAACTTCTTGACCTTCCAGCCCTACCGTTCTATTATCTCCAAATGCAGTTGTAATGGGAATGTTATTAGCTGCTCCATTTCCTATTCTAAGTAATGCAACATCTAATTTTGGAAGATACTTCATGAGTTCTGCATTTTCTGTCAGTATATTGCCAGTGCCGGCAGGATCCATCCAACTACATACTATCATACCTGCAGTCACAGGGTAAACAGCAGTTCCTGATGATCCATTCTCGGCAATATTATGTACATTAGTTATTACCCATTTCTCAGCTTCTTCATTATTAAACCAACCTGCACCTGAAACTATATTAGCGCCTATTGTTGAAGAAATACCTAAAACATTTTTCTTTTGTACTTCATAAATAGCTGCCCAATCTGTTCCTCCTGCTCCTACGTCTCCTACGTCTCCTTGGTTTCCTGTGGTTCCTGTGGTTCCTGTGGTTCCTTGGGTACCTGTGTCTCCTGTGGTTCCTGTGGTTCCTTGAGATCCAGTGTCTCCAGTGTCTCCTGTATTTCCTTGGTTTCCTGTGTTTCCTGTGGTTCCTGTGGTTCCTTGGGTACCTGTGTCTCCTGTGGTTCCTGTGTCTCCTTGGTTACCTGTGTCTCCAGTGTCTCCTTGGTTACCTGTGGTTCCTTGAGATCCAGTGTCTCCAGTGTCTCCTGTGGTTCCTGTGTTTCCTGTGGTTCCTGTGGTTCCTTGAGATCCAGTGTTTCCTGTGTATCCTTGAGATCCAGTGTCTCCTGTGTCTCCTTGTGCTCCTGTAGGTCCCGTTGTACCAGGTGGTTGTCCACCCGTAAAGAACTGGTGTACATGATTACTATAATCAATACCATCTACTCTTAAATTCCAACTAATCTTTGCATTTCCATTAATACCGTCTGAGTAATTAGCGTGAGGGCCAAACTCTACATGTGAAGATGGAGCTGTTAATCCCATCGGTCCACATGTTATATTTTCTTCAGTTCCAACGGTTATATGAAAGGTATTAGTACCTAAATCCCCTGAACCTGTCACCAGTTCCTGATGGGCCTCATAAGGTTCTCTCCAAACATGAATTTCATTAGCAGTGTTGCTCTGATCAAAAGTAGCCCCTGCACCTTCACCATATAACCATGGAATCGTATGATACTGATTATTTATAACTACAAAAAAATCAGGAAAATCTTGTCCTTGGGCTCCTGTGTCTCCTTGGGCTCCTGTGGCTCCATCGTCGCCTCCAATAAAGCTAAAGGTTACAGTAGTTATTGGGTTTGATGATGCCGGTGACTGGTTAGTATAATCAAAAACACCACTGGATTCTACAAGCTCTAGCGAATAATTACCTCTTATTGCTGTTACCCCATCATCTTCGTAAATACTCTTCATTTCATATTTACCATAAATTGGTCCTTGGGGCCCTGTTGGTTGACTGATTTTTATATATACACCTGGCGCAAATGTATATGGATGAGAATTACCATAATCCCCAGTACGTCCTGCTAATGCCTCTAGTGAATTAAACGCAGAAGTCAAATCGGTCTCAGTTCCGGGCCCTGTGCCTGATCTGTATGAAAAAGCACATCTATCAGCATTATGCCAAGCATTTGATATACCTGTAGCAGAACCTAAAAAGAAAGTACCTGCAACAATACCATTCCATGGGTCACCAATTTGATCCTGGTGCAAATAATAGTCCGCAGAAAATAAATCAGCATCCCTGGATCCTACATCTCCTTGGTCTCCCTTTTCTCCATCTATTCCAATATTTCCAGGTCCCTGAGGGCCCTGTGGTCCTCCATAAAAATGACCACCTTGCTTTCCTGGCCTCCCTTGCAGTCCTTGACTACCAAATCCATGCTTACCCGGTCTACCTATAGAACCTTGATATCCGCGTTGGCCTCCTTGCCCTCTTGGACCTTGAATTCCATGAGGACCTTGTAATCCAGTTGTTCCCTTTACACCCGCATCTCCCTTATCTCCTACTTCTCCTGAGGGTCCTTCTGATCCAGTAGCTCCAACTTCCATAGATATTGCATAATATCTAGTAATTTCTTTCATTCTAATATTCTCCGTTTTTTTACTTATACTTGTAACAGTTATGTCATTTTCATAAGGAGTAATTTAACCTCATTATCCTTAGGCAGCCGTCCTTTTAACAATCGTGAAAATAATAAAGCAGGGGGATCCTCGTAATATATAACCTCAAATTCTCCCTCTCTTCCAGCTACCATCTCTATACTATAATTTTCATCAACACTCTTAATCTCATTATAAACATCTAGAGCTTTATCCATAAATCCATCACTTTGCTCACAATATGTTATACTATATTTCATTATGTATAATTATTTCCTAAGTAGCAAACCCACTTCCTAACATTTTTTCTTCCATAGAACTTTGAAGTTCTTTTTGAGCTTGCTCATAGCTTAAACCTTGGTCCATCTTTTCTTTAAAGTCTATTTCTGGTATAGTAAGATTCCGTATACCCAAAGAAAATCTTAAAGTTTTTGTATATAAACAATGAAAATAATATTTTCCATCTACCCTAAGACCTGTTTTACCATCAAGTAACCCTTGAGGAACATTCATTATATTTAAGCTCCAGCCTTTTGGTTCTTTCTTATAAATTACTTTATCATTTTCTTGATCATAAACCCCCCAAACTGAACTATCCTCATCTGTATTATAAACAAAATACCATCTAAACTCAGAACCACTAATATGATTTGTATGCCATCCCATATATCCATTTAATCCATTGTATTCCTTGTATATATGAGGTAAACACGAAAAACTATATTGATCTGATTCTGTAACCTGAGGGAGATCTCTTAATTTATTAAATCTTTCCAAAAGAGAAGACATAAAACTCTCTTTACACAACCACTCTACTGATTTATCCTTACGATTTTCCAATTCCACTAACATTTTACAAATTTGTTCAGAAAAATAATAACAAGAATCAGTCCTAGCATTACCTATCATTGGAGTTACATTAGGTAATAATTTTCGCAAGGCATCTTCACTGCATCTTTCTTCTGCCGACAGACCGTCAAATACAGGCGTAGGAACAGGTAATCGTGATAATTTTCCATCAACTTTTTGAAATCTAGCCGATTGCCAATAAGGATATACTTTAACTTTTCCTGAAATTATAGGATTAATATATAAATTAACAATTTCATCTAAAACATCTTTATATGGTTCTAATAATTCTACCATACTGCCTTATGCCTCCAGGATAGCAATCATCTCTTCAATCTTAACTTGGTCTTCTGGATGTTCTCCAGTTGGCCCCGTTTTTTCTCTTATATCATTTATTTCGTCTCCCTTGGTTTTTCCAATATCCTTCGCACCTGTCGAACCAGGTGGTAACTCCTGCCCATCACTAATAGCTGTCAACGTTACAGGTACAGGAGTGTTATTATCAGTTAAATCTCCAAGACCTTCTAAATAATTTAAAATTAATATTTGTCTAGATGATCCCTGACTATTCAAAAAATTAATATTGGGTACTAGAGCTTCAAGTTGAGCTCTCTTTACTTGTGACATACTATTCTCCTATTTTTATATAATATTAAGCACTGACATAATTAAAAGGTACTGAATAAAGCTGGTCAAGTGTTAGACCCGTAACTGTATCAAAAAATCCACTTGCACCCTTGAAAGTCCAAGAAAGGTAACATATTTGTGTAGGATTCATATTTCCACCCATCTGCATAATTCTCCTAACAGTCACACCATTACTATCTGCTTCCCAATCATGCTTCGTATTACCTAAATGACTAACAAATAACTCATCAAAGTTATATGCTGTACATATCTGTGATATGCAACCGGTATGCATATCATGCCATTCATAGGTCCAACTTATAGTCAGATCATAGAAATATGACCACCAACTAAACTCACAACATCCGTCCCACCATTGGTCAGTTAAATTTGCATTTTGAAGATTTATCCAGGCACCTCCAGTACTATTTTCATGAGTTTGTCCCATCTTGTATCTTGCTCGACAATCTTCATCGTTATTTCCATCTGGATCTGAACAAGTAGTATTTACCAGTCTGGCATCTTTAATTCTATAATTACTCATCTTACAATTAATAGAATCAGGATGAATTGTTCCTAAAGAAGAGGAAGTAGTATCATTGCCACTTCCTGCAACTGCCTTTCTTAATTTCCCTAAACTGCATTGATGTGCCATCTATTCTCCTATTTTTCTACAATATGCTAATTGCCATCTTTAATCCTCCAGCTATAATCCTCCAGATAATGTATCTAACTGAATTTGTTGTTCTTTAACAGCTTCTATTAGTAAAGCAACTAACTTTTCATACTTAACTGCTTTAAATCCAGTGGATCTAGTAACAACTATGTCAGGAAGAACTTTTTCAACCTCTTGAGCAATGATTCCAACATCATGCCCTATATAGGTAGATTGCTTATCATTCCAGTCAAACTCAATTCCCCTTAGAGACTTTATTTTAGCTACAGCGTTGGTTAATACTTTAATATTAGTTTTAAGTCTTTCATCAGAAGAATAGTAAGCTATAATATCTCCGCCTGCTGTAATATTACCAGTAGCATGGACTGTAGTAAATGAAGGAGTCATATCTGTAAAATCACCTTGATCACCTTTGTCACCTTGATCACCTTTGTCGCCTTGATCACCTTTGTCACCTTGATCACCTTTGTCGCCTTGATCACCTTTGTCACCTTGATCACCTTTGTCACCTTGATCACCTTTGTCGCCTTGATCACCTTGATCACCTTTGGCACCTTGATCACCTTTGGCACCTTGATCACCTTTGTCACCTTGATTACCTTGATTACCTTTGGTACCTTGATTACCTTGATAACCTTTGGCACCTTGATCACCTTTGTCACCTTGATTACCTTGATTACCTTTGGTACCTTGATTACCTTGATTACCTTTGGCACCTTGATCACCATTGTCACCTTTGGTACCTTGATAACCTTGGGGACCTTGTAAATCAGTGGGATCTCCGATCCATTTAGCGTCATCGTCTATTACTCCTTGTGGTCCTATGTTTATTGCCATTTTAAACTCCTATTTTAATTATTTATTTAATCTCCCAAGCAACGAATACTCAGGGTCGGATCTCCGATCCATTTAGCGGTGTCGTCTATTACTCCTTGTGGTCCTATATTTATTGCCATATAGTTTTGCACTCCTAAGCATTCTATAAATTTATATATATAACTATAGTTCAGTTATGTCAATTCAAACACGTATTAAATACTCCACCGACAAAATTTTAGACTTTCTTTTTTATTTTTATTTGATTAACTGAATAAGGTTTACTTATTTTGGGGATCTATATCTGGGGCCTAGCTTATCTTTATCTATTTTCATTCCACCTATTAATAACACACTACTATCATAGTGTACATAGTGAAAGTGATCCACATCACAGTAGGCGGGACATTGATATTTATCATATAAGGTTACTATTGTGTACCCATAGTAGTATTCCATGGGTCCAGTATTATCATTTAGGTATCCTATACACGCAGCTAAAACTATTATTATTATTGTATTTAACATCCACACCCTTCCAGAGGTTATCTATTGTATCAAGCAATACCTACTCCAAGTAGATTACAAGTAAGATCGTTCTTAGAGAACCCATCCCTCCCAATCTGCCATACATCTCCCAGGGTACCATCGCATCTATACTTTCCTTAATTAAACCCAATATGAAGACACACAGTAATTAATGATCAATAGGTTCTAATGTATCTGCTGCCCACCTACACTCTCCAGTTGCAGGCACATCGTCCTGCATATAGCTAAATGATATAACCGTACATGCTATGAACAACCCCATAAGAGTTAATATTAAATATTCAATTACTTTATTGTTCTTCATATATGATAGTTATGGTAATTATAGGGACGAAAATGAGTATTCTTAATCACATAAATTATCTAAATTAAGATGATGTGATGGGCGTCACACTCTGTAACATTTTGTAACTAGGGACGATTACTTTCTAGGCGTGCTAAATCTTATTTTTTTATATATAATACTCAACTATTGGCATCTTTGCTTCAGGTACAGGGACGAACAGATGATACCGTGAATCTGATGTTAGAAACGCTTTATAATAATATATAGTATACATATGGGGTTCGGCGTTTCGAGCCCCCGGTCCTTTTATTAGAAGTAAATACAATAAACAAAGAGTATGTTTAGATTAACATACTAATAATAAAAACAAAAACAAAACAAAAGGAGAATAACATGTTATTCTTTGCAATAGTAACAATAGTAATAATAGTGGTTGCTTTCTGCCTTATGAGCAAAACAACAACCACCAATAACTCACGTAACACTAGTGATGGTGTTACACAAACACACAACAACAAAGGAGGGAATGTAATGAATAGTATATTACACAGCCTCATCACAAGAGCAGTAGGTAGTCAGTTACTTGGCTTCCTTCTGTTATCAGTAACAATATGCATACTCCACATAGGAGCTGAAGTAGTATCATCAGCTACACTAGTGAACATAGGACTAGTAAGCTTAGTCTTATTAGGCTTAGTAGGTATGTACACTATGGAAGTATCATCCACATGGACTAACTATCGTATTGATGGTCGTGAGGGTGGTACTCATGTATCACCTGCTGCACCCATACATGATGGCCTAGTGGTGATAGCACCCTTGCATGCTACAGCTGTCAAGACATGGTGGCGTAAGGCTATTAGCTTTACACTACCTATACTCCTACTACTAGTAGGATGCGGTGATGGTGACCATGAGTTTAGAAGCTCTTTACTAATGAATCAGGGCTACCCAACGTACTGTCAACGAGACGGTAACGGTGATGGGTGGTACACACTGCTTGAAGGAGCAGAGATCATATACAGCAAGGAGTTAGGACCTTGCCCTACCTGTATCAAAATAGGTGTTGTACCTGTTTACATGCAGGGTACTGACACCACACCCGACCTGTATAAAGAAGGTGGCATAGGAGGTATGGATGACATACTAAGCACCTTCGTAATAGCAGGGCTACTGTTGGCCCTGTTATTTCCAATGAAACCAAAAGACAAAAAGTCTCATACGTTTAGAGTATGGGAATGGATAACAATTGGACTAGCGGTCACTGTTGGTGCATCGCTATTCCTCGAAATCATGGTGCTGTTTACTAAGCTGATTGTAGCAGTACAATTGGCAGCAGTACCCTTACTTGGTCTGAAAGGAGGTAATAAAATGAAACCAACAATAAGTCCGTTTAGATCTGCTGAAGAGATTCAGTCCGATATGAATCTAGTAAACAAGAAGATGGAAGAACGGCTTCTTGTCCTGGAGAGATTTAGAGCAATACTAACTTACAAGTTAGTTAAACTTTCTAGTAAAATAAACTGGAAAGAGTTGTCTAAAACTCTAGCGTTTAACAAGTTTATAACTGTGAAGGAACATGCAGAAACTGTTGAACTAGACAAGAGCTTAACTGATTATCTTTCCAAGGACAATGTGTACTTGGAACAGATCTATCTTAGTAGCTATCGCACTTACTCGTCGCTTGAAGAGGACGATAAAGCGCTTAGAGCAGAAGCATCAGAATCCAAATCAGAGCACCAAAAAGAATTAAGTGTAATTCTTAATGGTATCGGTGGAATGTACTTCTGCAATAAAGATAAAAAGATGGAAGCTATTATCAAAAAATAGTATCCATATAATGAGAGCCCTGTCTTAGGATGGGGCTCTCACAACAAGGAGAATACAATGAAAATAAAGGACGTGGTAGGCCATTTGCTGCAAGACTTAGCAGCAATGGGCTATCTTAGGTTACAGCCACTTTATATAGAGTGGCTTAATCTAGAGGGTCTAACCCTCTTGGCTACTGCTGCAAATGTAATAGCCAAGTGGGAGGACCCATGGTATTACCAATACAAAGAACTCATTCTGGAGCATATTCAGAATGAGTTTAGTTCATGGGATGTCTATGAAGACGTCTTATATATC